GTGACGACCCCACAAGTCCCGTAGGAACAAACAACGGAACATGGACTACCGAATCCGGTAGCGGTACAGACACAGATGCTTATTGGGTAGTAAATGCCGGTTACTGGAAAGTAGTTCCGACGACAGATGAATACACTATTTTTGCGACAATACAATACACTTCTGTTCCAACAGATGGTACTGTCTTGCTACGATTAGACAACGGAAGCAGAAAGGTCGAGGTTCGTAGTTCCGGTCAAAAAATTGAATTGGTCGGCGACCAAGCAGTTATGAGCGACGACTTAGACATTTCAATGACAGAATCTAACCCAACACCACTTATTCTCCGACTGACCATAGATTCTTCCGGAAATGCAAAATTGTACATTCGTGAAATTACAGAAGACGACGACGGTCAATCAATGGTAATGTCGGCACTTGGAGCGACCAGCACTGCTGGAAAGGTTATCCGGTGGGGAAATACCGATGGGACTGTAAAGTGGGCCAGCGTTTATGCTACTGATACAGGAGCATTTGCTCCCGATGAACTCGCTCCTTCCGACTTTGCAACAGACACATTGATTCGCATGGGACTATCAGTGGTACAGGCACTACGCAGTAGTAGGCGCACATACCTCAAAACACACTTGGATTCCGGCTCAATCAAGTACGGGTACGACATTTCAAACGGTATGTTGTCAAAGATGGTGCCTCCGTTTGTCAATGTAGTGTTGCGTGGTCTTTCATCCCCTACATTTGCCGCTCTTGGTGGCGGTCGAATTGACCAACAGTACGATGTACTAATTTACATTACAAGTCGAGGAACGACTTACGAGGATGCGTACCGACAATCTCTCAATATCGCCGGAGAAATTTTCGATGAACTCTACACCACAACAGGTCTAAACGGAACAACCGACAGTCTTTTCGAGTACGAAATAGAACTGCAAACAAAGTTAGATGATGAAGTCACAATATGTACTCACTTGCTCACCTTGACTTATCAACGCCGCATAAACATGAGGCACCGATGAAACATTTAATAGACACCTCGCAGGTGAAAAACATATCGAGAGAGTGATTTTTAATGGCTATCCAAGACATGAACAACCGATATGTTGCAATCGGAAAAGAAGACACATACGGAACAACCGCATCTTCATCGTATGTTTTTGGTGATATTGACGATGAAACCATCAAGCACTCATACGATTTGCTTACCCGTGAAGACATGAGCCGCTACGGTTCTTCTAAGTCCGTCACCGGAAAGGAATACTCGGAAGGCGACATTAACATGGCTATGATTAACGACGATTTCATGGGTATGGTCTTGCTCGGCCTCATGGGTACCGACACCGTGACAGGTGCAAGCACACCATACACCCACACTTTTACAGAAGCAGGCACAGGTCACTCCTTTGAATTGGCAGTCGCCCGTGAAGAAAAAATTCACTACTACACAGGTGCAGTGGTTGAGTCCATGAGCGTGAACGCCGCAATCAATGAGTACGCCACTGTTGGTGCATCATTTATGGCCAAAGCAGAAGACTCACAGGGTCCACTTAGCGGATTAACCCCTTCATTCCCCGACTCAAAGCCAGCACTTTACTTCTCCGACGCAAAGGTCTTTTTCAATGGTGACACGACAGCATCCAATGCCGTCAAGTCAATCTCTTTTGATGTTGCACTAAACCGTGACGGAGATTCAGCGTGTGGTCTTGGTGACCGAACTTATGTTCGCGCTCCGCCAGCACAACGCCGTGAGATTTCCGGAACTATTGAGTTCAACCGCATTCTTAACACTACCGTAGCCAGCGAGCCTACATACCCCAACCTCGTTGCCGAAGACGGTGTTGAGTTTTCCGGTAGTGGTGTTGAACTTAAGGTTCAATTTGGCGACGAGTCAACCGCAGACCTTGTGACATTCAATTTTTACAAGATTCGATTTGAAGCACCCGACGCAAATGTGTCCGGTCGTGACACCCAAACATTCAGTGTGCCATTCGTGGCACTTTTCAGTAGTGACGATAGCAAAATGATGGACATCGTTGTTAAGAACGAGCGTTCCACCGCTTACTCCGCTTGATAGCGAAGTAAGGTATAGTGTAGTATTCCCCTAAAAGGAAAGAGAAGTGAAGAAAAGATGCCCGTACTAACAAAAGACTTTGAACTTGATGATGGAACGACAATCACTGTGCGACAAGCCGGTGGTATGTCCAAATTGCGAATTGAGAACATTCAAGCGAGTGTTTTTAGGGACCATATGCACTACGGTGCTGACCCTACCGAATGGACAGAAGAACAACAGGCTACCTTTGCTGACGCACTGGAAACAGCAGGTGCCGGTATGGAGTCGCAAATCCGTGAATGGGTTCCAATAAGTATTATTTCCCCTAAAGATTTTGATGCTGACAACCTCACAAGCGCAGAACTACGAATGATTCTTGGCTTTGTCCGTGGCGACGACCCGGAGGGTGCAATCCCTTTGGACAATTCTTCCGAGTAGCACCAACGCTGTGCATGGCGTACAAAGGTACGCTACCCTCGGATTTATGGGAAAAGTATGATTGCGAAGGCGGTCAAGACCTACTGACTATTGACCTGCTTGTGGCTATGGAAATGCAAGACAAAATCGCAGAAGCCACCAAGAAATCAAAGGCTGATGGAAAGTCAATGGCCGCTCGCAGAAATCAACGACAACGACAGCGAGAACTGTTAAGTGACAGTGAAGGGCTGAACATGTTAAGGGGACTTGGTGTTCCCATAGCGAAGCATAGCGAGTGAAGGTGGAGAAAGTGATTGGACAGATTATTTTTTCCCTTTCACCAATTGTTGCACTCTTTGCAATGGTCACTATGCTCGTTTTGCGAGCCGGTGCTTCTCGTGTTTTCTTCGATGTTGTCGGGTCGTTCCAAGCCAACCGTTTGATTGGCGACGCACAGGCCAAAATTACAGTCTTGCAAAGCCTAATGCTCGACGGTCTTTCGGGTATCACCGAAGGCGTACAGATGCTTTCCGACCAAATGGACAAGGCGGTTGACAGCACAGTCCCACTGGCGCAACAAATTGCCGAGGCAAGATTAGAATTTGAAAAGTTCGCTAACTTCCAAGATGTTAATACAGCGACAACAGCAATCGTAAGTCTTGGAGAATCATACGCATTTAGTGGTGACCAAGCCCTTGCCGCCGGTGCTAAGATGGCGCAGTTATCCGACATTGTTGGTGGTGGCAAAGCGACTGTTGCGGCCACCGAAATCGGTATGCAGTTCGGTTTGATTGGTGGCATGGAAACAGAAGACGCCATGAAGAAAATGATTTCCCTTCAACAGCAGACGGGCTTCATGTACGGCGATTTGGAAAAGGCTAATTTTGACCGAATGACCTCGGAACAAAAAGCAAATGTAGTCCGAGCAAACAGCATTCGGATGCTCAACCAATTGAACACAATCGAAAATCGTTCTGCGGCAACCATGTCACAGATTACGCATGTTATGAATCAGTTCGCATCTTCGGGTCAATTGGCTGGCGATAAGACCTCATACATGGCCGCTATGTCCGCCACTTTGATTGAGGCTGGTGAAGAGCAAGGAAAGGCTGGTCGTGCGCTCAAGATGATGTATGCCCGTCTTGGTGCCAACACAGGGAACAACGCAGAAGTTCTCAAGCGATATGGTATTGAGGTAAAGGGAGCGAACGGTCAATTGCGTAGCATGGAGGATATTCTGCACGATGTTTCTATGCGCTACGGCAATCTCAAGGATGCTGACAAATTGGCTCTTGCACAGGCTATGGCTGGAAACGACCACTATGTTCGTGCAATCAAATTGTTTGAGAACCATTCCCGTGTACTTCGACTTGACACACAAGCAACGAAAGAACTTGACACTGCTCAAAGTGAATTGAACAAAAAGATGGAAGATGTTTCGTTCCAATTGAAAATTCAAGAATCCCGACTGTTTAACGCAAAGGCGGCGGTTGGTAATGTTTTTACCCCAGCAGTAATACGAGCCACAAAAGCACAGGCAGACCTTAACTTTGCCTTTGCAGACTTTGCCGAAAGCAACAAATTCTTCGCTTCGATTATTGACGGAATGTTCACCGCACAACAGATTGGAAAATTGTACGCTCCTATCGTGGAAGCGCAATTGAACATGATGAGCCTCAATGTTTCAATGCGAACACAACAGCAGATTGCTCGTGCGCTTAACAACGAACAGTTAGTTCGAGCCGGAGCATACGGCAGTCAAATGGGAATGCAAAAAATGTCATTGGACATGCTCGATTCGGAACTTTCAAAAATGTCCGTAATGACCAACCTAAGCATAGCAAGGATTGGTATAGAAAATTCACAGCAACAGTTAATGTCGGCACAAGCACAAATGAAAAGAGCATTAACTTCCGAAGAACTGAAAGAGGCACAGTTATCCGAAAGAAACCTTCAAACAGAAATTTCTCAATTGGAAGCCGACAAGAAAAGAATGAATGTGGCTAATGCCATTCTCGACATAAAGAACAGGGAAGTTAGCAGAAACCAAAGCAATCACATACTTAATTTACAGGAAAGACTAAGACAGGAAGACAACTTGAAGTTAATGACCGTTGAAGAAATGGCACAGAAGAGGATTGACGATGGTCACTTCAAGCGCATAACACAGATAGACCAAGTGTTGAGAAACAAAGGAATGACACAAAAAACACAAAACATGGCCGATGAAATAAACGCTAAAAGAATGGAGGAAAGCGACGCAAGGCGAAGAGTCATTATGCAACAGTTAATCTTTATGAAAGGCGAACTTGCTGAATCAACACAAAGAGAAATCTTCCAAAACGACATTCTTGTGGCCGATTTGAAAGAACAAAAAATGGTGATGGCTGGGATTATTGCAGACGAAGGCAAAAGAATACTTATGGCAAACGCCTTAGAATCCGAAATCAAAGGACAGACGCAAGGCGAGGTTATTCTTGCGGCGGCGGCGCAACGAGTACAGCAAATCACCGAAATGAAGTCCAATACAGAAACGCAAAGCAAGGCAATAGTACAGGCCATGACGGTAGCGGCAAGGGAACTTGCACAAGCCTACGGTCTTGACGAAGATGCAATTATGAAGATGCTTCCTAAAATGAAAATTTTTGCTCAAGGGTTTTCCGAAATCGAAGCAAAACAAAAGGCAACGGTCGCCGCAAGTATGAGGTTGCAGGGAATGCTGATGAAGACCTCCGGAGTATTGAGCGGATTGGCTATGGGATTCAGTACCTTTGGTGATAGCGAAAGGTCGGCAAGAGCGAGCATGATTTTAATGAACATCGCTATGGTTCCCTCCACTATTCAAATGCTCGCTATGACCAAATCATCTAT